CTGGTTTTTCAGTTTCTTTTTTTTCTTTATCTCTTAAAAGTTTTTGTGCTAAACCAACTGCTAAAGGTACTTCGCCTGTATCAGGATTAGGTTCTGGTTTAATTGCTTTATTCTTTTCGTTTTCTAATTTTTGTTTTAGAATATTAATTTGACCTTGAGCAGCGATTAGTTGTTTCTCTAATGTGTCTTGGTCTTTTTCTTTATCTAGTTTAATCTTTAATTCTTTTTCTTTTTCACTATCACCTTTTTTTACATTATCTTTTGTAATATCTGATTCTTGTACACTACCAAATATTCTTCTGTATGGGTCTCTAGCATACAAATGACCACCGTGTGTATCAAATCTACCTTTTAATTTACTCATAAAGTTTTTATCCGTTACATTACCTCTAACGCCTTTTGCAGGTGCATTTACTCCAGCAGGTTTAAATAAGTCACCTGTTTGTTTGTCTATGAAAGCGTGTATACTTCTCTTCTGTCCGTTTTCTGTATCGTGTATCTTAATATATTTAGGACCTACACTCTTCATATAATCTCTTTTTTGTTTAGCGTATAAGTCTTTGAAACGAGGATGATTTTTAATTCTATCTTGTCCTATTTTAATATAATCATCAACACCTTTCATTACACTAGAGTTCTCTTGTATGTTTTCTTCTTTAGTGATAACTCTTATATCATCACCATACTTAGCCATAACTTGTTTGTGTATGTTCTCAACATCTTTTGCACTATCGATTCTAACTTCTGAACCATCTGAATTTGCTTCTCCACCACCAGTTTTACCTTTAAACATATTAGCAACTGCTCTTGCCTGTGATGAGTTCTTACACATATACTCAATGTATTCTGCGTATTCTTTTAATTCTGTTTCTTCTTTTAATCTTACATAAAATCTATTATTAAATGGCGATTGATAGCCGTCTGCTTTTTTACCTTTGTTTTGTTGCATATAAGCACTAGCAGCATTTCTTGCCATTGTCATATTAGGAAAAACTTTATCTAAAACTTTTGTACCATTTCTTAATTTCATAGTCTCTTCTTTAGTAGGTTTTAGACCTTGTTTTTTTAATCTGTCTATGTCTGCTTCTGACGGAGCGTTCTCGTTCTTATCTTTCTGAATATTTTTAGATGATTGGTCACTAGTATGTGTTTCAGTAATTTGTTCCCAAGACATTTGTTCAAACGCTGATAACTTAATACCTTTAGGTACTTGAATACCTTTTTTAATCATACGAGTTAATGCCATAGTTGATAAGAAAGGAATATCTGCTTTGTAAAGTTTAGGAAGTTGTGTGTTAGAAATCTTATCAAAGATGTTTCTTAATTGATTAGCTCTTGCAAGTGAAATTTTTGCACCTTTAAGACCTGAATATTCTTTTTTAAGTTGTGTAATTTGTTGGTCTGTAAACTCCCATAACATTTCTTCAGGTAAATCTTCTTCGCCTAATATTGATTTAACCGTAGCAACAGGAAGTTTCATCTTCTTTGCTATCTCTTCTGGAGTTTTACCTGCGTCAAACATAGTCGCAATAGTTTTCATTCTGCCTTCGTCTAATGTAATATCATTAGCCCACACTTCGGCAATTGCGTCTCTCATTGTTTTTGCGTATCTAGTTTTCATTTTGTTTCCTTGTATTCCTTAATTTCTATAATAAGTCTTCCTTCACCTTTTATCAACCTATGATAAACCATTCTAGGTATCTTATAAGTGTTACCAATTTTTAAAGTTTCTGGTAACTGATTATCAAGTTGTAGTTTCCAATTAACACCAGAAACTATTTTAATCTTTCTATTTTCATAGTCTCTATGCCAAATCAGTTCCTCTATCGAAACTTCTTTGTCAAATACTCTTTGCCATATTCCGTTATTTTTAAATTCGGAATATGGTTTACCAAAAGAAGTTTCCACCATTACCAAGTCCTAAACTTTTTGCATATCGAGGTAAGTTACACGCCCAATATGAAGCCTTCGTTTTGTCTTTTTGCTGGTCACATCTATGTCGAGCAGCAAAGGACTTTCTTGCCTCGGGATCATTTAACTTGACTTTTAATCCAGTTGTGTCTCCCCAAGTAACCTTTTTAATTTTATCACCGTCTTTTACAAAGACATAAAACTTTTTAGGTCCACCTCTTTTAGGTTTATTCAGAGGAGGGTTCTTTTTTTCCTCTTCTGCAATCGGTATATCTAATGGCACTTTTTCGCCTTCGTATATACCGTGTTCACCTATGTCAGTTTCTAATAGTTGTTTATCAAAATCACTTTCAACTATTAGAGAACCTTCTCTATACATTTCTCTTGCCTCGTTAAACAAGGCATAAAACTCTTGGCTGTGTGTACGATATATGTTGTTTGCAAGAGGTATACTATTTTCAATATGATACTGCAATGAAGCAGTTATCTTTGTTGCATAATCTTTAAATCTTAGCATACTCTTTAAAAGATTGTACTTTCAATCTTTCCTCCATCTTTCTCACAGCTTCGTCAATCTCTTTTTGATACTCTTCTCCGTATCGTTTCTTATATTTATCAATAGTCTCACTTGAAGTAGCCCATTCTTTTATATCATTTGTGGTAATCTTCTCATCTGCTTGTTCAGCACGCTTTTTACTATCAACTGGTGGCTCACTTGGTGTCTCTCCAGGTGTAATATCCTTTGCGTGATTAGCGTAATCTTTACCTATTTCGTAACTATCTCCAAACATTTGTTTATACTTTTTAGTATGTTTTGAAGGTTTTGTCTTTGCGTCTTTATCGCCTGGAGCTGCCTTATAATCGTCATCATCATCTGATTTTTTATAACCTGATTGTTTTTTGAAAAAGTTTGCTCTCTTATCTTTTGTACCTTTTTTAAGGTCTTTATAGTATTTTTTAGGTTGTGTACCATCTTTAGATTTAACATCTTTATCTTGTGGTACTTTTCTCATATCTTCTTGTAGTTTCATTTCTAGTTCCTTTTCAGAAATAGTCTCAAAACCAAAGTCTACATTTAAGTCGTGTTCGTGTACTCTTACTTCATCAATACTTACTTTAGGTAAGCAATCCCATATCCAACATTTGTGTAGATTAGAATTATTGTCTTCTAATACAATATAATTAGTTCCTCTTCTTATTACTTTACCAGAAACATCTTGTCTTTGGTCTTCAACTAAATCGTCTTTTTTAAATAATTGTTCTCTTATGTAAAGGTCTCTTATCTGCCATTGAGTAAAGTTTTCAATCGCAGCCATAGGTTTCATTGTACCTACACCGTGTGATGTATAGTTTGCTTGTATGTTCATACCTTTTCTAACTAGACCAAACAACTTCTGTTTATCTCTAAATGAAGATGGTAGTCCTTGTTGAAAAGATTTAAAATCGTCTTTAGCGGCTGCGTCTCGCATTTTACTTGCTGACATACCAGCTGCTCCTTCAGCGTCTGGATCTCTTTCGCCTGCACTTACGACATTGATTTTGTCAAACTCATAATCGGTACCTCTTGCCTTTACACCATTATACTTGTTAAGTAGTGTTTCAAATTCTCTTACTCTATCTGAACCAACTACCATTGTTACTTCGTTTGCTTTGCCATTTAGTTTATTGATAACTTCAATCGCTGTTCTCGCACCTGGTATTTGTTTTATCTTACTAGCATATCTAGGAAACATTGACTTCATAATTCTAACTTTGTCATCAACTTTTAATGGATTCTTTTTACTATCAAAAGAACCACTAGGTACTATAATAAAATCATTTGCACCTACACTCGCAACTTTATTAATAAGTTTTTCGTGTCCTATTGTTGGTGGATTAAATCTACCAAAGGTAAATGCAATATGTTTTTTAGGTCTTCCTACTGCTTCTTTTAAACTATCTATTTCTTTATCTGTTATATTACCATCATCTAAAATATCTTTACACTTCTTATAGAATTTTAAGTAATGGTATTTTTCTAACATTTTATAGATAACATTTTTAGGTAGTTTGTGTTTCTTACCAAACTCTCTAATTTCTTCTGGCGACATATCACTTTGAAATGCGTCTTGTCTATCTTGTATAACTTGGTCGCCTGTATCAATGATAGATTGTATACTATCTTCAATCTCATCTAATTTGTTTCTTATCATAGATTGTAGATTGTCAACATCATCATTTGATAAATCTCTTAATTCTTTATAATCAATTATATCTCTTACCAGTTCTCCTTTGACAACATCTAACTCCATAACTTTCTTACCGAAGTCGTCCATATATTTTTCTTTGTCAAATTGTTCTTTCTCTGGTCTTCTAATAAACTTATTATTCTGTACATCAAATACGCCATCTGCCATACTATCATTTTTCTCTTTGACAGCAGGGTCAACTATTACAAAATAATTGATTGGGTGTTTTGTACCTGGTATTAATTTACCATTTACATCTTTTAAATTCTTTCTTAATGCTTCTAACGCAGCTTCTCTTTCACTTTCAGGTACATCAAATAATATATTAATATCTAAATCTGCGTCATCACGGTATCTCTTTGTTAAGATAGAACCTATTAATGAATACTTTTTGATTGGGTGATATTCTGCAAATTGTTTTAATTGAGCGTCTATCATATCTCTAACAACTTGTTTTAGTTTAGGATTGTTTGTATCAGCGTCATCAAACACTCCTGGTGCATATGTCTTTCTAGGAATATCTATTATTGATTCCTTGACATCATCAACTATCTTCTTCTTCTTTTTAAGAAGTTCTTTTACATAGTTTCTGTAATATGCGTTTTGAAAATTATCTGGCATTACCTTTTCTTTAATTGTAGTTCTCGTTCTATCCACTTCTTCGCTACATAATTTCTAACAGGAACATTAATTAATCTCCTTACTTCTTTGTATACATTTAATAGTTCATTTTCTTTTGCGTCATTGTTATCAACAACAATCATATTACTTCTACCAAAAAGATTTTGAAACTTACCGATATTATTTTGTACGGTCTGCCAACTCTTTCTAGTAATGGCTTCAGGTACGCTTCTTGTTCTAGTTCTATTTCTTTCTAATGCAACTTGTAAACTTGTATTTACAAATATCATATAACTATCATAACCTAACATCTGTAACATACTTCTTTGTCTATTAATTACATCATAGTCTCTACCTGTTGCGTCAATAACTAAACCTAAACGACCTCTAATATATCT